CCTGTTGGACCAGTCATTGGCTGTACGCCGCAGATATCATAAGCGATTAGATTTGGCATTGCTCTTCGTACTAGAGAAATTAGGATTGGGTCCCAATTCTGTACATAAGAAGCATCAGTGCTGTTGATCGGAGCAGCCTCTGATATAAATGCTCTATCTTCTCTCAGTGCTCTCTCTTGGTTTTCCAAGATAACAGCTGTGACCGCCTTCTTGTATGCATCCGTTACTTTTGGGAGTTCTGGATGGTCAAGTACAGGCGTCCACTTTTTAACTAATTGTTCAGATAAGTACATATGTTCTTATTCTCCCTATTATTTTTTTTCACCGATTTTTATTCGGTCTTTTGTTTTACTGATAGCAGTAGTGTAGGCACTCATAACACCGCTTAGTTCAACGTTGTTTGCTTCGCCTTCTACGCTATCTATTTCATTTTTAGATGAAATTTCTTTTGTTGTAAAGTATGACTCTTTAATTATCGATACTTTCTTTTTAAAATCATCAGCATTTGAATACTCTACTTCTTCAGCCAATTTATTAAATTTTTCTTTATTAGTATCTGTTAAATCAGAAGATACAGCGTCAACTATATCTTGCTTTGTTAACTTACCAATTTCTGAATTTAATTTAACATTTGCTTCGATTTGCTCGTTCAATTTCTTGTTAAGCTCTTCGATTTGTGAAGCTTGATCTTCTAGTACATCATATTTTTCGTCTGGAACACTTATGTAATGATCTTCAAATAATTTTTTCAGACCACTAATAAAGTCTTCAGCGATTTCGCCTTTGATACCTCTTTCAATAGCAATCTCGTTTTGTTTCAACCATTCTTCTACTACGTAGTTTAGGTATGAATCAACTTTTTCAACAAGTTCTGCTTTTGATTTTTCGGTTTCTTCTTTTAATTTACTTTCATAAGAAGATTGCATTTTCTTTTTAGCCTCGTTAACTTTTGATTTAACGGCAGCTTCAAATATTGTTGCAGCTTTTGCTTTAAATTCTTCTGTTAGTTTTTCATCTCCGATTAATGCTTTTACATCATCAGAAACGTCAATTACTTCTTCTTTTTCATTTTCTTCCACTTTTAATGTTTGGCCAGGAGTTGCAACTTTAGTAACACCAGCTTCTGTGTCTGGTTTTTTACTAGCGTCAACATCTGCTGCTTTAGCATTTTGAGCGTCAGAAACTTTCTTTGCATTTTTTGAAGCGTCTGGATTACTGTCAGTTGGTTGTACAACTGCTGCGCCTAAATCTTCTGCCTCATTTTTTAAATGGGTAGGTTCAGCCGCTACAGCGTTCTTTTTAGGAGCATCGGCAACGGTTTCTTGTTCCGTGATTGCCTGTCCTTTTACTTCAATTTTTTGTTCTGTAGCCATTGAGAAATCTCCTTTTTTTAATTGCAATTAAAATGTCTCTCTTTTTACAAGATATTTATAATTTGACGATTTTCTATTATAGTTTCTTTAAAAAATCTTCAAAAATCTTAGCTTTTTTATCTGCTAATTCTGTTCTTTTTGTTCGTATAAGTTCTTGTTTCCAAGTTTCCATATCAACTTCTTTTAGCACACCTTCAACAAAAATCCATTCTTTATTTTCCATTATACCTTCTACAAAGGCATCTGGTGCCGATGGGTCTGCAACGATATCTGCCGCTGTTGCAAGATAAAAGTCTTTTCCTACATAGTGTCCACCGTTTTTTTGTTCAAGTGAACCCATTCCTCGAGACGAAACGCCAAGTTTCGCACCCTCGTCTATAAGATTTTTAACGATTTTTCCGTATGGTGTGTCAAGTATCTTTGCCTCTCCCACAAAGTTTTTACCCTCTGGATAGAGTTTTTTGATCATATGTGATACTCGCTCTAGGTTTACAACTGGACCTTCAGGGTGACCAAGTTCACCAAACGCTCTGTTTTTATTGATAAATTCTGCGTTGTAACGTTTTACTTCTTTTGTCAATACCTCATTTGGATAGACTCTTCCGTTACGATTTCTAATATCTGATTGTAAAAATACACCCTTAATAGTATAATTTTTTTTACCTTCTTTTTCTTCTACAAGGTATGTTGCGTCGTGTATTTCTTCTCTAATAAGTTTCATATCTCTCTTGTACTATTTATATTATCTAAACTCTATGACTAAAAAGTAATTATCACCACTTGCAAAATTTCGTGTGCTTAAAAGAACATCACCGGTAGGACCTGTAGCATTGTTTACAATCTCGTCGCCGGCATCTCTTAAATCAAAATAACCTTGACCATTTAAAAACATTGCTGTTGCGTTTGTGGTACCTGCCCATTTTAATTCTACACAAGATTTAGGATCAGCAGTGTTTACAGAAAACCATATCTTTGCAATTTTACGATTACCGTCTTCTGTCATAAATGTAGTTTCGGAAGCGTCAACTTTTGTAACGTTTGTTTCACCTGTACCGTCAGAAAAGTTTGTAAGTTTAACTACGTATTTAACACCTGAAGTATCTACAAGTTCCTGTGATGTAACTGTATCTGCCATTATTATTTAAATCCTTCTTCTTTACGACACTCAATTACAACGTTATACTCTGTAATGTTACTGTCGCTTGTTAATAATATATTTCCTGTAGCGTTTGTTTCTTCGGCAAGTATTTTTGGTTCACTTGGTTTAAGTCCATAATTACCTTTACCATCTATAATCAACGCCTCTTCATTACTGTTACTTGTTGCAAAGTTTAAAGTAATGTTTCCTGTTCCAATTATATTATAGTAAACGCTTGAAATAGATAATACTGGTTTACTTGAAGCATTATTTAAATTTAATGCGTTTACTAATAACTGATCGGTTTCGTTACCTACGCCTTCGGCGCTTATGATAACTTTGTTACTATCATCTACTAACTTTGTAGTTGATATAGTCATAATTAACTTCTTGGAGAGCCTACAGCACTTACTTTTCCAGCAGTCAATGTGATAACATCACCTGGTGCTTTTTCTATAATAACTGAATCGCCAGCAGCGTGTAGATATATTTCTCCTAGAACAGTACTATCTTCAGAACGTACTTCAATTGTTTGTGCACTACTTGTTGCTACACAATTAACAAATTGAGCTCTTCCAATATTATCCAAATAAGGATTTGTAGTGACTGTTCCTTTAACTATTAATGTTGCCATTTATTTTATTCCTAATTGTTCTTTTATTTCTTTATCAAAATAGTTATATAAATCTTCTTGTTTAATATTATGTGAAGCTACAACTTTTTCTACAGCCCCTTCAAAACTTTTTATAATATCTTTTTGAGTATTTTTAATAATATTAAAAACATCTCTTACCGCCTCTTTCATAACTGGCGATAATTCATTAAATATTTTTGTATCTACAATTGTATTTTCTTTAATTAAATTACTAATTTTTTTTTTCATCTGAAACAACTGTAGTAGGTGCAGGTGATATTACCTCTGGTTTAGGATCACTAAAAGGTTCCGCCTCAGTAGGTATATTAAATAACACACCAGCAAGTTCTTTTCTTTTTGTTTCTAATGCAGAAGCAATCTTATCTTTTAAAGCATCTTTAAAAGACTCACCGGCCTCTGCTGCCTGTCCTAATGACAATTTGTCTATAAAACTTTTTACGTGTTCACTCATAATTTCTCCTTCTTATATTTATACTAGTGTTTCTGGTTTTGTTGTATCTGACTGGTCTGGTTCAGTTGTATTCATTGTTGTCTTTTCTTTTTTTATTTGTTTATCTATATCTTCCATATCTCTATCAGATTGTTTTAAAACAAATTTTCGTATGTATTCGTGTGAAAAGTATTTTCCAACATAGTTTGCCATACTATCAGCAAGTGATATACGGTCTTTTAACATTTCACTTTCTTTTAATTCAGAAAAATGACCGTCTTGTAAAAAGTCATAGTTTAAATGTGATAGTATGATAGGCCAATCCTCATCTGAAATTACACCCTTTAATACAAGTTGTGTTCTTAACATATCACTAAACAATTCAGTAAATTTTTTTCTTAATCTTTGTACAAACTTTGTAAACTTTAATTCATCTCTACTAATCTCAGCCGCTCTTCCAAGATTAAATCCTGTGGATGCCTCTAGTCGTGTAATTGGTACGTTTAAAGAACGATATAATTTTTTTTGAAAATAATCAATATCCGCAGTCTCTCCTAAATTTTGTCCACCTGGTAATGTAGTAATCTCTGTACCTCTTCCGCCCTCTCTACGAGGTAACCAATAGTCTTCTAACATATTCATATAGTTTCGGTCATCACGTATTTCACCTGTTGCCGCATCATAGACAAGTTTATTTCTATAACGAGCCATAACATCTCGTAAATATTGTTCTGCCTTTATCTTTGGTAGATTACCTACATCAATGTAAAAGATTCTTCTTTCTGGTGCTCTTGCAATACGATAAATTACTACAGCGTCTTCAATCATACGTAATTGATTTACTGACTTAATTGCTTTGTGTAAATATGATAAGACTAAATTTTTATTTTGATCTACTAGACCAGAGTTACAGTATGCAATTGTGTCTAGCGCAATACGTACACCTGAACCAGAAGTTGTTCCAGATACACCTCTTTCGTTAAATATATAATATTCTTCAAACTCATTTATAATTTCTAACGTTGATGTACTTCTTTGTTTTTTTACTTCTCTTACTTTTTTAATTTTTCTTGGGTCAATATATTTTAATTCTGTAATACCGTTTTTAGGATTATCTCTATCAATTACTTTTTGATAGTACATACGACCATCTACATACCATCTTCTAAAGATGTCGTGGCCCTTTGTATTAAAATTCATTAGACGTAAAATGTTTTTAAATTCGTCTTCTATTTTTCGTCTTACCTCTTTACCAAATGGTAGATTTGTAAGATCAACCTGTACTGATTCTTTTGTTTCGTTTACTACGATGGCCTCATTTACGATATCGTCTATTGCTGTATCGCATTCCGGGTGTAGTGAAATTTCTCTATATCTTCGTATTAGGTCGGCCTCGTTCTTTGCCGTTCCTTCTAAATCAAGGTATTGTCCAAAATAACCACCGGCAGAGGCGACGGTTGTTGCACCGTCGTCCGCCACTGGTATACTAAAACTTTGTTTTGGGTCTTGCTCTTTCTTAACTCGGGTTATTGAAAACCCAAATAGTTCTGCCATAATTTATTCCTCAATACTACTTATATGTGTTATTAAGTAGTAGTATTTGTTTCAAAAAACTGATAAGCAAATGTGACTGCAAATTCTTCAAGTGCATCCACAGTATCATAACTTAAAGGTATTTCAGCAATTGCTGTTGGAAAAACACCTCTTAAAGTATATGATTTTACAGTATTACCGTTTCTGTCAAGGTGATCAACAAAAGCGTCAACTTGATAATCTGCAGGATTTGTTAATCCTTCGTTATCTGACATATTGTTGATACCATTTTGCCATCTTTCAAAAGCATTTCTGATTTTGAAATTTGTGTCATTTATAACTGTAACACTCCAATCAGCAAATGTTCTATCTCCAGCTATCTTAATTGCACGACCTCTGAAGTTAACATTGACTGTACCTACTGTCATAGCAGGTATTACTGTAGCCTTACATAAGAATGCAAGTTCTTCTATTTCGCCACCAACTTGAGCGTAACCAGGAAAAGGCATTACTACCTTAAACT